ATTTGCAAGGCTATGGATAGGATATTGCGGGGAGAGTTAAAAAGGGTTTGTATAAGTATTGCTCCGAGATATGGTAAGACTGAATTGGCTGTTAAGAATTTTATCGCTTTGGGATTGGCACATAATCCAAGTAGTAAGTTTATTCATTTGAGTTATAGTGGTAGTTTAGCGGAGGACAATAGTGAGAGTGTAAGGGATTTCATTGATAGTGAGGATTATAGTGGTATTTTCCCTTATGTAGAGTTAAGCAAGAGTAGTGCTAGTAAAAGCAAGTGGGCGACTACTGCGGGTGGTGGTGTTTACGCTACTGCTACTGGAGGACAGATAACTGGATTTGGTGCGGGGGAAGTTGATAGGGATATTTTGGGTGCAATGCCAGATGAAAAGAAGAATTCATTTGCTGGAGCAATTATTATTGACGATGCGTTAAAGCCAGATGATGCGTTGTCTGATTTGAAAAGGCAAAGGGTTAATGAAAGATTTGAGAATACGATAAGGTCGAGGACTAACAGTAGAGATACGCCTATTATAGTTATTGGTCAAAGGTTACACTCTAATGATTTAATTGGGTATTTAAAGGAAACGGAGGAGGATAAGTGGGAATTTATAGATATTCCTTGCATTACTGTTGATGAGTTTGGAAATGAACACGCTTTGTGGGAATTTAAGCAAACATTGGCTGAATTGAACAATATTAGGCAGATTGATGAGAATGTATTTGAAACTCAGTACCAACAGAACCCACAAGACTTAAAAGGGAAATTATTGCCGTTGCAGAGTTTAAAGTTTTGGAATTTGGCTAATATTCCATTTGAAAGTATAGTTTGGAAGTTTGCAGTTGGAGATCCAGCGAATGTGGGTGGAGATTATTACTCGATACCATTTATGCACGTTGCGATAATAGAGGGGAAGCTATTATGTTTTGTAAAAGCGATAGTGCATAGCAAAGAGGGAATTGAGGTTGTTAATGATAGGATGATTGATAAGACTAGGGAGCATTTTATTGAGGAAGTGTTTTTGGAGGTAAATGGTATTGGGGCGGCAGCATTTATGTTGTTAAAGAGGGATTTGAGTAATACGACAAAGGTTAAGCCGTTTACGGTAACAATTCCAAAAGAGGCTAGGATATTAAGCAATAGTGAGTTTATACGAAATCATTTTGTTTTTGATGAAAGGTATAAAGAGGATCAAGAGTATTCTAGATTTATCAACCACGTTACAAGTTATGATAGGGAGAGTAGTAATACGCATAAAAAGGATGCTATTGATAGTTTAGCGAGTGCCGCTAACATTTTAAAGATAAAATATAAGAATTTGTTATTTGGTTAATTAAATTTTATATATTTGTTGCAAAATATTATAATAAATGGCGTGGTCATTATTTGGTAGAAAAAAAAATTCACCGCAAGGATTTGCAGAAGTTCAGAATGATGCAGCTTGGTTAAGCTATTTCAATCAGTATTTACAAAATGCTAATGGAGATAGGTTAATTAAGTTTGACCAAAGTAGAGCTTATGAGTTGGCAAATACTATTGCTGAGATTTTTATACCCATTGATGCGATTGCTGAAAGATGTGCTAATATCAAATATGATATTATAAACAGAAGCACTCAAGAGATAATAACTCCACAAGGAAACTTAAAGAAGTTGTTAGACACTCCTAATCCTTTGGATAAGTTTAGTGATTTGATTTACCAAGAGGTATTTAGCAAGTTGGCTGATGGCAATAGTTATTTTTACACAAAGACCGCTGATAGCATTGTTAATCCTACTTATGATAACATAAGTAACATTTGGGTGTTACGACCTAACTTTACAACTCCAATATTAAAAAAGAATATTAGTAATCCTTTTTTAATGAAAAGCATTTCGGATATAGTTGATTATTACAAGACTTTCTTTTTTTACGAGCATCAGATACAGCCAAGATATGTACTTCACAGTACGGCTTTAGGTATTACACAAACAGGTATGGGTAGAAGTCCTTTATTTGCTTGTGAGAAAAACATTAATAATATTTTGGCAGTTTATCAAGCGAGGTATAATGTGTATGCTAAAAATGGTAATGCTGGTATTTTGGCTAAAGCTCCAGTTGGTGGAGGTGGTGCTAGTTTGCAAGAGGCTATCGATCCAATTACTAGAGATACAATGCTTAAGGATTTGCAAGACCGAAATGGATTGACTGGAGATAAGAATTTTATCGGAATGTCAAGTGTGCCTTTGCAGTTTATAAAAACATTGGGTACGATTAAGGAACTAGAGCCATTTGATGAAACATTGGAGAACGCTATTAAGATTGCTGGTGTTTATGGTGTTAACAAAGAATTGATACCAAAGAAAGACAACGCAACTTTTAGTAATCAAATGATTGCAGAGAAAAGTTTTTGGCAGAATGTAATTAAGGGTACTGCTTATGATGTCGCTAAAACTTTAAACAAGGCTTATTATTTGCCAGAGGAGTGGACTTTTGAGCCTAACTTTAGTGGTATTGAGGCGTTGCAAGAGGATAAAAAAGCTGGGTTTGAAGCAGATGGGTTAATGATTGATAACTTAGATAAGTTGAGAGCTAACGGAATTGATATGTCAGAGGCATATTTAAAAATACAAGAGAGATACAATGGAAAATAAAATATTAGAATTTAAGGCACAAAGGGATTTGTTTAAAAATCCAGTTTCACTTGGTCTTGATGCAGAGAGAGCAAAGTTAGAGATAACTGCTGACAGAAAGGTAAAAGGCTATGCTATTGTTTGGGGAAGCAAGAATGACTATAATGAGATTGTTTTAAAAGGAGCGACTTTAAATAGTTTGAATGCTAGAGGTGTAGGGAGTGCGAGTGGCAATCCTATTTTGGTTTTGAACCAACACAGACAGACAGAGCCGTTATGCAGACCGACAATATTACAGGAAGATGATTATGGCTTATATTTTGAGGGAGATATAATTGAGGGTGTAGGTTATGCAGACGAAGCGGTTAATCAAGTAGCTCAAGGAGTTTTAAGACAGCTTTCTTACGGATTTAACTATATATGGTCGCAAACAGAGTATGATGCTACAAACGATGCTTATATTTTAAAAGAAATAAAATTGGGAGAGATTTCACTTGTAACATTTTCTAGCGATGAAAATGCACAGTTAAGAAGTTTTAACCAATTACAAGAAAGAGCAGTATTGGACAAATTTAGTCCAGATCAAATTACGGATTTACATAATCTTTTAGCGACAAGAGCCGTGACGAACACTCCGATAGAAGAAAAGGTTATAGAGATTGATAAAGGAAAAGTAACACTATTTTAAAAAAAACAAGATGGAAACATTAAATTTAAGAAATGCACTAGAAAAAAACGGTGCAACTTTGGATGAAAACCAAGTGAAGTTTGTTTCGGCTATTGAGAACGAAATGAACGAAAGAGCAAAAAAACAAGAAGAAGCGTATTCAAAATCTTTGAATGAGGCTTTAAGAAGTGTTTTAGGCGCACAAGAAAAAAATGAGCAAGGACAAACAGTAACAATTGCAGATCAATTGAGAAATTTGGCAGAGGGCTTAGAGAAAGTTGAGAAAAACAATGTTAGACAATTGTCTAATGTAGAAAAATTCCAACTTCGTAAAATGGTAAAAGAGCAACACAAAGATATTTGTGAGGCTATTAGAAATGGTAATGACTTAGAGATTACTTTCAACGCAAAACGTGCTGCTGCTATTTACACAGCTTCAACTGCTGTTGCAAATGATACAGGTGTATTATTGCCATTGAATGAGAACTTCGAGTTTGAAAGCGAAATTTCTAAAATTCGTTACCCAGAGAATTTCATCTTAGATGTAATCTCTAACAGACAAGTTGCAAGAGTTCCACAACAAATTATCAAAAACGAGCAAGCTACTGCTGAGGGAGCTGTTGCTTTAGTTGCTGAGGGTGGTACTAAGCCATTAGTATCTGATACATTCTTGAGAACACTTACTTTGCGTAAGAAATATGCTGCTCACATTGAGTGGACTGAGGAATTTGAAGTTGACAACGAATTGTTGTACAATGAAATCCTTATGATGTTTGAAGAAAAAGTAATCAGATTTTGGAACAACGGATTGATTGGAACTATTGTTTCAAATGGTACTGCTTACACTACTTCTGTAATGGATGATACTTTGGTTATTCCAGATAACGGACTTGCGGTTATTGCTGCACAATCTGTAATCAACGGAATGAACTTTAACGCTGATTTAGTTCTTATGCACCCAAGTGATATTGTAACTACAATGTTCACACAAGATACAGAGGGTAATTCAAGATTATTGCCTTATATGCAAAATGGATCTATCAACGGAATGAGAGTTGTTTCTTCAAACGCAATTACTTTAGGTACTGCAATTGTTATGGATAGTTCAATCTACCGTGAAATGCACTCTGAATTTATCTTGCGTTTTGGTACTTACAACGACCAATTTATCAAAAACCAGAAGTCAGCAGTTGGAGAAGTTTATTCTATCTTGAGAGTGGCTAAAAACAACTTGCCTGGAGCGATGGCGTTTAGCCTTGCAACAGTAAGAGCTGCTTTATTGAAACCGTAATTTTTAAACTCTAATATATGTCAAATTTTAGTATCAAAGAAGAAGAAGCAAAAATTGTAGGAACTGCTACATTCGATAAAGTATCGGATTACAAAGCAGTTGAACTAGATGGAAACACTTATTTACTACACAAAGTTCACGCTGAAAAGTTAATCGCTAAGGGGGTTGCTAAATTGGCTAAGGATGTGAAAGTGAAAGAGAAAACTCCAGAAATGACTTCAACCGTAATAGAGAAATAATGATAATAAATGCTCAATACTTTCAGACTAAGGAATTATATATTCCAAATGCTGTTGCACAACCGAGTATCGGAAGTGTATTACCGACTGCGACGACACAGTTAGCTCAAGAGATTGAAAGTATTGAGCAATCATTGTTACTTGATATTCTTGGTTACGAACAACTACAAGAGTTAAATGCACAATTTGAACCAAATGGAGATTGGGTTGAAGATCCAATTCAGAAATGGGTTGACTTAGTTGATGGAAAAGATGATTGGAAAGGTTTGAGATATACCATAGGAACAAAGAAGATTAGCTTAATAGCTTATTATGTTTTCTTTTATTACTTAGGTATGGACTTTCAAACTTACTCTACAACTGGTATGCAAATACCACAAGCAGAAAATTCAATTATGAATGATCCTAGTGTTAAGCAAGTTTCAGTTTGGAACAAGTTTGTAATGATGTATGTAGGTCGAGGAATGAATAATAATGGCGATGTTTCAACAAGTTGGAATGGTCAGTTTATTAGTTTTGGCAACACAAATATTGGGAATGAAGTTACTTTGTATGAGTATTTAAGCACTAATAATGGTGTTTACGATATTAGTTACTTTAGAAACAAAACTCCTTTAAACTACTTTGGTTTATGATAGTTGTAGAAGAATTTTTGAATGGATTGTTTGATAATTTGCCTTTAATAGATGGTTACAAGACTATCTACAAATGGGGAAACAAGCAACATTTATTAAGACAGCTAGAGCTATTTTCAAAGGAAGCCAGAACAATTTATCCTTTAATTTATCAAACATCGAATTCAAGTGTTCAAGGAAAGCAAGAATGTGAAACTAAATTGTCATTAGTCCTAGCTTGTCAAAATACAAATGTAGATTTGACAAACGAACAAAGATGGATGCTGAGTTACAAGAATATACTTTACCCTTTGGTGGAAAACATCGAAGAAATTTTTAGAATGAGCGGTAGCGTTACTTGGACAAATAGTTATACAATAACCGAGTTTCCAAATTACGGAAACGGAGAGGAAAATTTTACTATTGATAAATGGGATGCTATATTATTAGAAACAACAATTAAAATAACTAACGTACAAACGTGTAATTAAAAAAAAGAAATTATGGCAATTATAACAGGTGTAGATTGCACCACAAGCAGATTTGGTAGCGGATTAGAAGCGTGCCAAGCAATCGAGGGATTACCAAATGGTGTAATCTTAGTTCCAAAAGGATGGTCTTTAGAGAAAGCAACAGACACTTTCGATAAGGCTTATGTTCAAGAGCAATGTCAACTAGGGAATTTCATTCCATTAGTAGGTTGTTTTGAAATGATTTCAGAAACTCCAGATGCGACTACTCAAGAAAGTCAATCAGGTCTTTTGGAAGTAGTAAGACAAGGGAAACCAACTTTTACTGCTACATTTAAACAAGGATTAGCTTTCCAAAAGATTGCTTACTCTTACAACTCTTACCAACAATACGATACATTGATTACTTACGAAACTGGGTATATCAAATGTGCTGAAAGTGTTGATGGTACACAAATCAAAGGTTTAACAACTGGTATGTTAAACACTAATGGTTATACTGAAAACAATGGTACAACTTCGGCTTCAACTATCTTGAAATTCCAAGTTACAAACCCATTTGAGTACAATCAATATGTAAACCTTTTGACTGATTTGGACTTCGATCCAAACTCTGAATTGTTTGGTATTACTGATGTAAACATTGTAGGTCGTGCTGATGCTTCTGAAAACAAAGTTTATATCAAACCAACTTGGAAATGGAATGACTTGTTTACAATTACAGGATTAGCTGCTGCTAACTTAAGACTTACTGTTGGTGGTGTTACTAATGCAATTGTAGGAGCTGTTACATACAACGCAACTACAAAAGAGTACGCTATTACACCGACTGCGACTTTAGTTGCTGCTGATGTAGTAACAGTTACTTTAGCTGATGGAGCTATCAATACTGCAAAGGTTGGTAACAAATTTTACAGCGGAACTACTGGAAATGTAGTAACGGTAGCATAAGTTTATAGAGTTCATAAAAAGGCGTGCATTATTGTACGCCTTTTTTTATATCTTTGAATAAAATTTAATATTATGACTATATTTAACATAGAATTATTTGGAAGTGATGCAGATTGGTTTTGCAATTTAACTGTATCTGAACAAGTAACTTGGATTAAGTCCAATACAAATCAAGTAAATGACGATTTGATTAGTGAGTTTTTAAAAACACCTTTAAATAGTAAAAAGGAGTATTGTATTCCTTGCAGAGATAAAAAACAAAAATTATCAATTGCTAAAATTGTAGAAGATGGGAATATCAGCAAAGGAAATGAGCAAGAGGTTGCAGAAGTTAACAGAGCAGAAGTTAATGAGTATCGAGGAAAAAGAAATAAGAAAAAATGAAACTATATTACTTCAGTATAAAAGATTTGATTTTATAATTGGAGATATTTGGGGCAATGGAACTAGATTTTCTTATGCAAGTCCAGAGTATCAAGAATACAAATTTGGGAAAAACCCATCAGCAAAAGGAGATGTAGATTTAATTAACGAGGGAGATTTTATTAATAGTTTCTTTTTACAAGCACCATTACAAAACAAGTTATTATTTGGAGCAAGTGATTATAAAGCAACAAAATTAATGTCTAAGTATGGAGATGAAATATTTAGTATTAACAACAATAGATTTCAGATATTTCTTAAAAAACACGTGCTAGAATCATTTACAAAGGCAATTAAGCAAGAATTAGGACAATAGATGGCAAAGTATAACTCAATAGAAAACATACCCGCAAAACTGTTCTTTGAGGTTTTAAATACAAGAGATTACACTCTTTTGGTTGCAGAACAAGAAAATGAGGACTTAGAAGAAGTTTTTACTGCTATTTATGATGATTTCTTTGTTAAAATCAAGAATCCACAAGCTAAAATATACTTAGAAATGACTTGGAAGATTAATTTTTTAAGTTATAAGGTTGAAACTATAAGACAAGTTATGCACTTTTTATGGTATGAAAATGTAATTGAGGAGCATAGATTAAAACTTTTAAATGCTTTAGAAAAAGGTTGTGGCATTTACATTGACAAAAGTGCTAAATTTGCTGATGAAGTTCTTAGAGTTTTACAAGTTGAATGTGGCATTATAGAGAATGATTTAACGATGGCAACGCTAGAGTTACAAAATACATTTGGAAAACAAGGAACAGAAAAATTTGACTTTTATAAAACGATTGTTGGGTTAAGCAATATACATAATAGAAACATAGAGGATAATATTGTTTTGGCTATGTATGTGGCTATTGAAAATTCAGCAAAAGATATTATTAAGTCGCAAAAGAAATAGTTATGGCAAATGATGGTTTTATAGAGTTTTTAAGTCCTAATGCACTTGCAGAATTAAAAAAGGCTAGTGAAATAGTTGATGCTTTAGCTTTAAAAATAGAAAAAATTAGCAATTTTAAAGCGCCAACTACTCCAAGTGGTGTAAATAGTGCATCTAAACAAATAATTGATGATTTAAAAGCACAAGAAGCGCAATTAAAGGCTATTAATGATCAATTAATTAGAAATGAAAAATTAAAACAACAAGTATTAGCAAGCGAAGCAAAACAATCTAATGCTACAAAAGCTAATATTGCTTTACAAGAAGCTAGAAGAAAAGCAACTTTAGCACAGCAACAAGCAGATGAAAAGGCTGCAAAAGCCGCTGAAAGAAGTGCTTTAGCAAATGAAAGACTTAATGATGCTTACGGAAAATTAAACAGAAGTAGAAACGAAGCGGCTAGAGTTTTACAAAATCTTATTGCTAGCGAAACCGCATCAAACGCTGAAATAAAAAAAGCACAAAGAGAATTTGATGTTTTAAATGCAAAAGTAAAAAAAGCAGACCAAGCAGTAGGTAATTTTTCTAAAAACGTAGGTAATTACGGAAGTGTTTTATCTGGAGCAACTCAACTTATGAGTGCATTTGGAATATCAACTGGAATTTATTTAGCCGTAGATATTGCTAAAAACATATTTGAAACTACAAAGCAATTACAAAGTTTAGATTTAGCTTTAAAAAATGTATCTGGCAATCAAGTATTATATGCTGAAAATCAGATATTTATTAAAAAAACATCGGAGGATTTTGGTATTGAAATAAAAGGATTGCAAGAGCAGTTTACTCAATTTTATGTTGCCGCAAAAGATAAATTAAGCGGAGAACAAATACAAAACATATTTAGAAGTATATCTAAAGCTGGTGCTTCTATGGGATTGTCTGTTGAATCCCAAAATAGTGCTTTTCTTGCTTTGCAACAAATGATGTCGAAAGGTACTGTTCAAGCTGAGGAATTAAAAAAGCAATTAGGTAACGCATTGCCAGGTGCTTTTAATATAATGGCAGAGGCATTAGGTGTTACAGAAAGAAAGATGATGGAAATGATGAAAGCTGGTAAAATATTATCAGAAGATGCACTTCCTAAATTTGCTATTGCATTAGAAAAAGCTTATGGTATAGAAAATATTGATAGAGTAGAAACAATGGTTGCTGCTCAAGAACGACTTGTAAATAGTTGGACAAATTTAATAAGATTAATGACAGAGGGCGATGGAATAATTGCCAAAGTAGCAACTGGATCTATTACACTATTGACAGAAAGATTAGAAAGCGCACATTTAACTTTAAAGTTTTTAGAATACCAATGGAAAAAAGTATTTGGTGGGGATTCAGTTGCAAATAGTCAAAATAAACAAGTAAATTATGCTATTGCAGATTACAAAAATTTAAGTAAAGAATTAAATAATGCGATAGAAAATAGAGATAAAGAAATAAAAAAATTAAACCAATT